GCAATTATAAATTGTGATTCTGTGGCATATAATCAATATGTGAATTCATTACACTCTAGAGATTTGCAAAAAAAAGAAATTCATAACATGAAAAATGATATAAATGAGATAAAATCTTTACTTAGACAATTATTGGAAAAAAATGGATCCGTCTAGCATTATATTAAATAGTACACATAAATTATTTCAATATGAGATGATTTCTAGAGAAATTGATACTTGTAATGATATTACGGAATTAAAAAATATTGCAAAATGTTATGTAAAACTCCATTTCTCACAAGAAGAGACAATTTCAACTTTAGGAATGATGTAAATATAAATATACTTAAGGAATATATTAACAAAAAATGGCAGTTTATGTTTCCAATATTGTCATTGAACAGGGATTTGACTATTCTAGTATTTTCAGTCTAGAGGATGCTAGAACAAATTCATATTTAAACATTGTTGGTTATGCAATAACTGCACAGATGAGAAAAAGTCCTTCTAGTTCAACTGCAGTTTCTTTTGCTTCAACAATTATAAATGCTGAAGTTGGTGCAATACGCATTTCATTAACGAGTGCCCAAACTTTAAATTTAAAACCCGGAAGATATGTTTATGATGTGATGTTGGAAAATGGTGGTTTAGGATCTGGTGGGCAGAAATACAAAGCAATTGAAGGAATGGTTCTAGTACGAGCAGGAGTAACACACTAATGCCAAACATATCAGATAGAATTGGCAATCAAAACGTTATTAGAGTCCTTTCTAATATAGGAGCATCAGCAACACGATTAGTAGATTTAAGTGATGTTGATGTATCTTCATTAGCAGATGGATTTGTACTTGAATATAAAGCACAAACTTCAAAATTTATTACAACCGATTCATTTAGATTCCTAAAGAATGTAAATGTAACTGGAATATTAACTACTTACAATCTTGATGTTATTGGTATAACAACATTTCGTGGTGATTTATATGTTGGTGCAGACTTATATGTAAGAGAATATTTAAAATATAATCAATATTATGACGGTCCTAATGGAATTGCATATTTTGACAATAGTGGCAAATTGATCGGTGCTGCCAGCACTGAATCATATGTACAGAACACCAACTACGTTCTTACTACGACAGAACAAGGTGTTCCAGTTTGGTCATCAGTTATTGAAGGAGGTACATACTAGTGGCAAAACCAGCAAGTAGACAAGAACTCGTAAATTACTGTCTAAGGCGTCTAGGTGCTCCTGTACTGGAGATTAATGTTGACGATGATCAAATAGATGATCTAGTCGATGATGCCCTTCAACTGTTCTATGAGAGGCACTTCGATGGTGTCGAAAGAATGTATTTGAAGTATAAATTGACACAGGAAGATATTAATAGAGGAAAATCTACTGGTACAACCGGAGTAGGAATTGTAACAACTACCGGAACTTCACAAGGAAAAACTTTTAATTTTTATGAGACTTCAAATTTTATCCAAGTTCCAGATTCTGTAATTGGAATTGAAAAAGTATTTAAATTTGATACTAGTGACATTTCTGGTGGAATGTTTAGTATCAAATACCAATTATTTTTAAATGATCTTTATTATTTCAACTCAGTTGAATTGCTACAGTTTGCAATGGTGAAATCATACTTAGAAGATATCGATTTTCTATTAAAAACTGATAAGCAAATCAGATTTAATAAAAGACAAAACAGAATGTATCTTGATATAGATTGGGGCGCACAAAAAGAAAATACATTTTTTGTGATTGATTGCTATAGAATATTAGATCCGAATGATTTTACTAAAGTTTATAATGATAGTTTTATCAAGAGGTATCTTACTGCACTGATTAAGAGGCAGTGGGGTCAAAATCTAATTAAATTTAGAGGTGTTAAATTACCTGGTGGTGTTGAATTGAATGGTAGAGAAATATATGATGATGCCGAAAGAGAAATTCAATCAATACTAGATCGAATGGCAATGGATTATGAACTTCCACCTTATGATTTCATTGGATAATTATGGCATTAAATCCATTTTTTCTTCAAGGTTCTCCAACAGAACAAGGTTTAGTTCAAGATTTGGTCAACGAACATTTGCGAATGTTCGGGATTGAAGTATATTATATTCCTAGAAAATTATTAAAGACTGATAATATCATCAGAGAAGTACAATCTTCAAAATTTGATGATAATTTTATTATTGAGGCATATTTAAACAATCATGAGGGATATTCTCCTGGTAGTGATATTATGTCTAAGTTTGGAATTACTTTGAAAAATGAGTTATCATTAATAATTTCTAGAGAGAGATTTGAAGAATTTATAAGTCCATTTTTGTCAGAAATAATTGCAGGAGAACCAAGTTATTCTCCTGGAGAAAAACTAGTGTTTGCCACCAGACCAAAAGAAGGAGACTTAATATTTTTTCCATTAGGGGAAAGACTGTTCGAATTGAAGCATGTGGAATTTGAAAATCCATTCTACCAATTAGGAAAAAATTACGTCTATGAACTAAAGTGTGAATTATTTGAATACGAAGATGAAGAAATTAGTACTGGTATTGATGAAATAGAATCCACATTATCAGATACTGGTTATATAACAGATCTAAAACTTGTTGCATTTGGGGGATCTGCACAGTGTCAAGCAATTGTGAGTCCATATGCGGGAGTTAATGAAATCATAATAACCAATGATGGTTATGGATATACAAGAACACCTACGGTAACTATAGATCCACCACCAGATTTTACATTAGATCGTAGTTTACTTTTGGGCGCTACTAGTTTGAATAGGGACATTTCTAAAGCAACTGCAGTAGCAATAACAACTTCTGTTGGTGGAGTTAAATCCATAAGTAAAATTTTAATTACAAATAGTGGATATGGTTATATTGATCCACCAAAAGTCAGAATAACCGGCGGTGGTGGAACAGGTGCTACTGCTATTTGCGGAATTACTACTAATTTAATTACAAGAATTCATATTCTGGATAAAGGTGATCGTTATTATCAACCACCAACAATCACAATATCTGGACCAGTGGGAGGTGGAACAACTGCTACTGCAATTACAAAAATTTCATCAGGAAGAGTTTCTGAAGTTTTACTTGTAAATGCTGGATCTGGATATACATCTTTACCAACAATCACAGTATCTCCACCACCAATAGTTGGATTTGGAACTTATATTGTATCCGAAGAAGTTACTGGAACTTTATCTGGTACTTCTGCAATCGTGAAGTATTGGGAAAATCCAGGAAAAGATATTGACAAAATATTAAGAGTTTACCTAAATAATGGAACATTTAATGTAGGTGAAAATATTGTAGGTTCTGCATCTTCTGCAATATATACATTAAAATCATACGATTTAGATGCAACAACTAGCGACAACTATTCTCAGAATGATGAAATACAGCAAGAAGCAGAGTTGATAGTTGATTTTAGCGAATCGAATCCATTTGGTACTTACTAATGTTAGGAACTTACTACTATCACCATATTATAAGAAAGACAATAGTTGCTTTCGGTACACTTTTCAATGACATTCATATTCAGCATCAAAATGATTCGGATCAAGTAATTTCTGATATGAAAGTTCCATTGGCATATGGTCCAATGCAGAAATTTCTTGCAAAAATTCAACAACAGGAAAAATTAAATAAACCAGTTGCAATTACTTTACCGAGAATGTCATTTGAAATGACTTCAATTAGATATGATTCGACTAGAAAGACCAGCGTAACTCAATCTTTTAAAGCCTCTGATGGTCAGAATTTGAAAAAAGTCTACATGCCAGTTCCATATAATATTGGATTTGAATTAAATATTCTCACAAAATTGAATGACGATTCCCTACAAATTGTTGAGCAAATTTTGCCATATTTCCAACCAGCATTTACGTTAACAATAGATCTTGTAGATTCTATTGGAGAAAAAAGAGATATCCCCTTAAATTTGGATGATGTTTCTTTCAGAGATGATTATGAGGGAGATTTTTCCGAAAGAAGAGCATTGATTTATACATTGAAATTTACGGCAAAAACTTACCTATTCGGACCTATCGCAGATACTACGGAAGGACTTATTCGTAAGGTTCAGGTTGATCTGTATACTAATACAGATATAGTAAGTGCAAAGAGAGAAATGAGATATACTGTTGTACCAGATCCTATTGATGCTGAACCTGGAGATGATTTTGGATTCAATGAGAATTGGGAATTCTTCAATGATTCCAAGACTTATAGTCCAACGCAACAAAAGGATATTTGATGAATAGTTATGACAAATGATTTTGAATCCATAGATAAAGCACTGAATACTGAAAGTATTGTTGAGGTTAAGGCAAAAGCGTCAGAAATAGAATTAATAGAATCAACTCCAAATGATGTACAAAAAGACTATGAATATAGTAGAGCACAGTTATATTCACTTATAGAGAAAGGACAGGAAACATTAAATGGTATTATGGAATTGGCAGCAGAAACTGATAGTCCAAGAGCATATGAAGTTGCCGGTCAAATTTTAAAAAGTGTTGGAGATACTGCAGATAAATTAATTGATCTGCAGAGAAAAATGAGACTGATTGAAGATGAGGCAGTAAAGACTACAAACAATGTTACAAACAATGCAGTGTTTGTTGGATCAACATCAGAACTACAAAAATTACTCAAACAAGGTTTTCTAAATAATAAAGATAAATCTTAAGTATATAAATGCAACTGAAGTCTCATAGAACAGTTGAACAAATTGCAAGGAAGCATCGTATGGATGTTTCCGATATTCAGAAGCAACTTGATATGGGAATTCCAATTGAACATGAACATACACATAATAAAACTTTAGCAACTGATATCGCTCTTCAACATCTTGACGAGTTTCCAGATTATTATACTCGTCTGAAAAAGATGGAAGCAGATGCTAAAAAGGAGCATAAGAAATTTAAGGATGTAAAAGAAGATGCAGTAACTGATCTTCAAAGAGGTATTGTTGAATTACCTGACGCATCTTATGATTCTATTGATAATTTAATGAGACGCATTATGAAGAAAAGAAAAGTAACCGCTAAACAACTTCATAATGATTTTGTTGATAAACACAATCAAACTCCAGATACTTGGGCAAAGAAGAACATGAAAGAAGAAAATGGTCTTTGGGACAATATATATGCTCGCAGAAAAAAAGGACTTCCTAGAAAAAAACCAGGACAAAAAGGATATCCAAAAACTTTAGATATTGAAGAAGGATTAAAACAAGCACGTAAAAATGTTGGTGCAAGTAAGTGTTGGACTAATAAGAAAATTGGAAATCCTCCAACAAAAATAAAAGATGGTGAAGAAGTTCCAAATTGTGTTCCAGTAAAAGAAGCATCAGAAATGAAGAGATATTGCCCAAAATGTGCAAAAGAAGAAACTCGTGATGAGTGCAAATATGGGCAAAAATATTGGGATATGTTCTCAATGCCAATTACTCTGAAGGACTATACACCAAATACTCCTCATCCTGGAAATATGCCAGAAGAAAAGGATCATGAGTATTCAATGGCACGTTCTGAACTTGATACAATTACGAATGCTGCAAAGAGATTGAAGAAAAAGATGAAAGGGGAAGGTAATATTGAAGCATGGGTTCAGTCAAAAATTACAAAAGCAGCAGACTATATTGATACTGCGGCAGATTATATTGATAGTGGTGAAAGTAAAGTAAACGAAGATACTACCATCGAGGATGCAAATGGAAATACCTTCATTAGAATCATTGACATTATTAAGGCAGACCGTTTAGTTAAGGAAACAATTAGTCCAACTATTTCTGGAGGTAAATCTCCATATAAGAATCCATCTCTTCCAAAAGAAAATCCAGATGATATAAAGATTAGAATCATAAAAGGTAAAGAACCACAATTACCTTTGGCAAAAGGAGAAGGTGGATCTCCCGGTCAACCATACAATGCACCAAAAGAAGATCCAAAAAATCCTTATGTTCCCGCACCAAAAAGACCAAAACTTCAATTAGCACATTATGAGTTTGAAGGCAAAACTCTTTCTCAATTTATGATTGAAGCATCTGCAGCATGGCAAAGAAAGGAAGGAAAGAATCCTGAAGGTGGTCTAAATGCTAAAGGTAGAGCATCTGCTAAAGCACAAGGACATAATCTAAAACCACCAGTTACAACTCCACCATCAAAACTTAAAAAAGGTAGTAAAGCAGCAAAACGCAGAAAGTCTTTCTGTGCTCGTATGAGTGGTATGCCTGGTCCTATGAAAGATGAAAAAGGAAGACCAACAAGAAAAGCATTATCTTTGAGAAAGTGGAATTGTTAGTATGTCATCAGAATTAACTGATTTTTTTAAATTATTAGCAGAGGATAAGAAAAAGAAAAAAGAGGAGTTTGATTCCGTAGTTGGTGACTTGAGATTAGATTCTCTTTTTGGAGAATTTGCACAGCTTAAAAAAAAAGAAAAAGAAGAAAAGGACAAGAAAAAGCAAAATAAAGTAGAAAATGAAATAAAAATAGAAGAAAAGAAGCAAGAAGAACCTTTAATTCTAGATATCGATCTCAATTCAATTTTTAAAGAAGTATCTAATCTAAAAAAAGAAACTAAAAAGAAAAAAGTACAAGAAGAAAAAACTGTTAAAGCATTTGAAAAATGGTTATATTCTGATACTTTATTAAAGCAAGAAGAAGTAATTAATGAAGTTATTGAAGATTCATTAGAAGAAGTTCTAGAGGTTCTTGACGATCATAAAGTAGAACTAGAAGAACTTAATGAACATAAGGAAGAAATACCTGAGACTAAGGAAGATATTGTCGAAGAATCTACAGATCTTCTCGTTGAAGTTGGATCTGAACCTCCAGATATTAAACATGAAGATGATCCACTAACACCACTAAATCAAAATTTTGCGACACTTGAAGATTTAAATAATCACTATAAATTATTCCTTTCTCGTATTCAGCAACAATTATCTTCATTAGGTGGTGGCGGTGAAACTCGTCTTGAATTTTTAGATGATGTTGATAGAAATAGTGCAAAGGTTAATGGTAGATTTTTAAAGTATGATGCTGCATCTAAAAAATGGATTGGTGCATTAGGTGGAGCAGGTGGTTCTCAAACACTTGATGATACATTAGGACTTGGTAATACTTCCAGTCTTGGAATGTCTGTTGGAGTAACAACAGCAACTAGATTGATTGTTGATCCTGTCGGAGGTGGAACAACATTTACTGAAAATTTTGTTGTTAAAGGTAATGCAAGAGTTACTGGTATTCTTTCAATTGGTACTGGAACAATTACATTAGACCCAAATGATAATGCGATTGTTATTGCTGATGTAAAGATTCGTAGAGATCATTCATCTGGCGATATTAGATTTTTAGATAATCAAGGAAATTTAACTAGTATTATTGCAAATGCGGTAACAGTTGGTTCTGGAAGTTCTTCTGTATCATTAGTATCAGATAATGGTGCAATAGTATTTGCTAATAGTGATGGGGATATTGTTGCAGATGCAGGCATAACATCAACAACATCAATAAACACAACAGGAATTATCACAGCATCCGCTTTTGTTGGTGATGGATCACGTCTTACTGGTCTTACTGCAATTGGAACATCAATTCGATTATCCGCAATTACTGATGTTAATACTTCTAATTTGACTGGTATTAGCACTGATTATATTATGGTTTATGATCCAACTGTTCCTGGATTTAAGTTTGTAAATCCCAAAACTTATTTTGGTATTAATAACGACTTTAATACTTCTCCAGATATTGATGATTATGGTTCATATTGATAATATAAATAAAAAGAACATAACGTGTAAAAAGTAATGGCAAATAGACTTCAACTTAAAAGAGGTACTACTGCTCCTGGAAATATTTTTTATGCTGGCGAACCAGTATATAATGAAACTGGTAAAATTCTGTATATTGGTGATGCTGGTGGAACTGGAACTGGTGCAGGAAGTTCAGTAGCTAGTTATGCTACTTATGCTGCATCATTGGAGATGCTTTATAAGTCATCTTCAGCAGATTCTGGTGCGATTAGATTTTATGAAGATACTGATAATGGTACTAATTTCATTACACTTAAGGCACCTTCTGCAGTTACATCAAATATCACTTTAACTCTTCCAGATAGTGATGGGGATAGTGGTAATGTTATTATCACTGATGGAAATGGCAATCTTTCATTCTCGTCCCCATCAGCATCAAGTTTTACACTTGCTGCCGATAGTGGTACTAATGATACATTTAATACTGGAGAAACTCTTACAATTTCTGGTGGAGAAGGTATTGATACTGTAGTCACAAATAATACCATTACAATTTCTGCTGAGGCTGCATCCACAACTAATGCCGGTATTGCTTCTTATACGAGTGATTTTTATTTTATTAATACCTGGCAGATTGGTATTGTAACTGCAACATCTTCTGTAAAGGGTATTGCAAGTTTTAGTAGTGATTATTTTACTGTAACCTCTGGTGCTGTTACTCTCAAAGCAGGTGCTGCAGGAATTGTAACTTCAATTACTGGAACAGAAAATGAAGTAGAAGTTACTAACAACAATAATGGAACTTATCAAATTGGTCTTCCAAATAATGTAACTATTGGTAATGACTTAGTAGTTAATGGAAACCTCAGAGTTGTTGGTACTGCAGTTACATTTGAAACCGAGACAGTAAGAGTAGAAGATAGATTAATTGAACTTGGTCTTGTTGCAGGTGCTGCTCCCACTGCTACAACCACTTGGGACACTGGTGTTGCATTTAACTATTTCCAAACATCTGCGAAGAAGTCTGGTGTAATCTGGTTGAATAATCAGTTTATGGCTATGCTTTCGGAACTTTCGGATGGAGGTGGTACTGATTCGAATAGTCCCCAAATTACTGCAACCTCTTACGCTCCTGTTGCTGCTGGTGGACTTTATATTGGTGGAATTGCTTCTGGAAATGAGGTAATAAATAGTTCACAAGCAGCAGTCAATCTTACTTTTGATGGAGGAACTTATTGATAATGTCTACTGAAATTAATCTTGAATACGGTGATGTTTTAAAAGCATATCAAGCAAAAACAAACGAAATTTTAACACAACTTATAACAGCGGAGGCAAGACTAAATGCCTCTGCTGGACTTATTGATAGACTTAATGTTAGAATAGAAGAACTTCAAAAAGAAAACATTAACCTACAAAAAGTATCAACCAAAGGTAAAAAACCCGTAATCAATACTACCGATACTATTACTGACTATAATTAATATTTGATTGTATAATTTATAATGTCTAATATTTTCAAACCAAAACGGTCATCAACTGCGAGTTCAGTTCCAACTACATCCAATCTTTCTGATGGAGAAATGGCGGTAAATACTGCAGATCAAAAGATTTATGTTCGTTCTGGAAACAGTATTGTAACAGTTGCAGATGTTGGTGGTGGCGGCGGTATTACTGACGGAGACAAAGGAGATATTAGTGTTACTGCTTCTGGTGCTACTTGGACCATTGATAATAATGCAGTAACTTTTGCCAAAATGCAGCAAATTAGCACTGCAAAAGTTTTAGGAAGAACTGCATCAGCAACAGGAAACGTAGAACAATTATCCACAACTGGAACTGGTAATGTTGTACTTTCTGGATCTCCCATATTTTCAGGAAATGTATCTATAGGGATAGGCGGCGGAGCAATTACTTCAAAACTACATTTACAAGAATTATCAGCAGATACTACAATAAGAATAACATCAGGAGGACTAGCAGGACCAGGTAGTATCAATGATTGGGAAATTACCAATTTCAATGCCAATAATACCCTTTCTATCACAAATAGTAGTACTGCAAGATTATCAATTACTACAGATGGTAGTATAAATTTTACTGGAAGTTTATACGAAAATAATCAAAAAGTACCTTCTTTAGGTGTTACATTAGCAGCATCATACGGCATGTTTATGCCATAATATATACTTTATAAGAGGACATTACAATGGCAGCAAATACGGCTCCAATTTTTACATTAGCACCAAAATTTTCCGCAGTAAGAATAACAGCAGCAAATACATCATCTGCTGGTGGTGGAACGGTAGGTACTGATATATTTCTTACATTTTCTCCTGGAACAAATGGAAGTTATTTGCAGAAGGTTAGATTTTCATTAGCAGAAAGTACAATTGCTACTGCTTCCAATGCTTGTGTGTTGAGAGTATTTCTTTCTACACAATCTTCTGGTTCTACAACAGCATCTAATACTTGGTTAATTCAAGAAGTTGTTGCAGCAACACAAACACCTTCATCAACTGTATCAGGATCCCCAATTGATATTCCATTAAACTTTGCAATTCCATCAACTTATTATGTATTAGTAACTGCATCTGTTGCACCAACTGCTAATACTACTTGGAATGCCAATGTATTTGGAGGAGATTACTGATGGATATTATTCCAATCACTTTTTTATCCACATATGAAGGAACAGGTTATATGCACCTGGATGAAAATATGGTTCTGGTAAAGATAACCGATGAGGAAGGAAATGATATTCCTGATGGACCTTATTCATATAAAGTAACTGAAAATGCTTGATGTTCTAAATTTACCAAAACCTCAGAATGGTTATATAGATTACTTTTATCATACTGGAACTTCTTGGGTAACTTGGGAGAAACCAAGAGGAATTCATACGATAGTTATTACCTGTATTGGTGCTGGTGGCGGTGGTAGAAGTGGTTGGTGTGAATCCAGTGCTACAAGATCTGGTGGTGCTGGTGGTGGTTCTGGTGGGTTTAGTAGGTTACTTATTCCAGCAATGGTTCTTCCTGATGTTCTTTATGTTTCTGTAGGTAGAGGTGGTGCTGGTGGAGCATCTCTTACTCTTGTCGGTGCCTTCGCTGGTTCTAATGGAATTGGATCTTTTGTTTCTATTGCACCATCAACTGCTGCAATTTATGTTGCTTGTTTTGCTAATGGTGGTTCTGGTGCTGGCAACAACGTTGTTGGTGCTAATACTGCTGGCGCTCCTGCCGCTGTTGCAGCACAATCAAGTGCTTTGATGAGTGGTTTAGGACAATTCTTTGCGCTTGCTGGGCATTCAGGTGCTGTTGGACCAACAACCTCCGCATCTTCACTTGCATATCCAACAACAGGACTTTTACTTTCTGGTGGTGGTTGTGGTGGTGGTGGTTCGAATAATTTGGGTGGTAGTGTAACCGAACCAACACAAACTTCATTTTCACTAATTACCACAAGAACTGGCGGTACACAGGCATCAACAGCTGGTCCTGGTGATGCTGGACTATCTATTTCTCAACCATTAATGTCTATTGGTGGTGCAGGAGGTGGTGCTTCTTCATCAACTACATCTGGTGTTGGTTCTGGTGGTAATGGTGGTAATGGTGGACTTGGATGTGGTGGCGGTGGAGGAGGTGCTGGTCCATCTGGTGCCGGTTCTGGTGCTGGTGCTGGTGGTAGAGGTGGAGATGGTTTAGTGATTATTCAAACTTTTTAGGAGAATTATAATGTTAGATCTATTACATCTTCCAAAATCATCATTAGATAATGTAGATTACTTTTATCATACTGGAACTTCTTGGGTAACTTGGGAGAAACCAAGAGGTATTATTATGTTGGAAATTATATGTATTGGTGGTGGTGGAGGAGGTAGAAGTGGTTGGTGTGCGAATAGTTCTACAAGATCTGGTGGTGCTGGTGGTGGTTCTGGTGGGTTTAGTAGGTTACTTATTCCTGCAGTTTTTCTTCCTGATGTCCTTTATGTTTCTGTAGGTAGAGGTGGTGCTGGTGGAGCATCTACCACTACCGCTGGTACTGCCAACGTTGGTGATCCTGGAAACACTTCTTTTGTTTCTATTGCACCATCATCTGCTGCAATTTATGTTGCTTGTTTTGCTAGTCCTGGCGGCGGTGGTAGTGGGGGAACATCAACTACTAGTCCTGCTGGTGCTGGTGCTGGGGTTGCAACACAATCAAGTGCTTTGATAAGTGGTTTAGGAATATTTTCTGCTCTTGCTGGGCATTCAGGTTTGATTGGTACTAATAATAATGCAAATACACTTTCATATCCAACAACAGGACTTTTACTTTCTGGTGGTGGTTGTGGTAGTGGCGGAGCTGCTAGCGGTACTGGTGGTGCTATAACCGCACCAACACAAACTTCATTTTCACTAATTACCACAAGAACTGGCGGTACACAGGCATCAACATCTGGTCCTGGTAATGATGGACTATCTCTTTTTCAACCATTAATGTCTATTGGTGGTGCTGGCGGTGGTTGTTCCACCTCAACTACATCTGGTGTTGGTTCTGGTGGTAGAGGTGGTAATGGTGGTTTTGGTTCTGGTGGTGGTGGAGGAGGTGCTGGACCAGATGGTACTGGTGCTGGTGCTGGTGGTAATGGTGGCGATGGATTAGTGATTATTCGTTCTTGGTAAGATCGAATAATAAAAAGGTTTTCTAAATAATAGATATTAGACTTTATCTACTTAATGTGTGAAATGAATAAAATTGCAATCAAGGTCTTTTACTAGAATGAAAAGTTTCAAACAATTTCTCTCCGAAAGCATTAATATTGCAGGAGATTTTAATGGTACATTGAATATTGGCAGTACATCTCAACCAGAGCAGGTTGGAGAAAGTTATATTGCCGATGTTGTGTGGCAAGGTAGTATTTACAGAATGGAAATAATTTCAGAGGGAATGCCAACTAGTCAAAAGTTGACTGAAAATCTTCAAAGCGAATATCCTGGTGCTATCGTTCATAACATTTATCCAGTAACCGAAAAGTCGATTAATATTAAAAATTCAAAAAGATATCATCCTACAAAATTAGATTGGTTTTGATTTATGGCACAGTGGAATAAAATTATTCAAGACTTTCTAAATCAAGAAAGAAGTCTTTTTGAAGTCCCAATGATTGCCACAAAAGATGGTAATCCAGTTTCTTTTGAGAACCCATTTCCAGTATCGTTGGGTTCTTCCAATATTACGATTACTGGTAATGTAAATGTTGGAACCACAGTATCAGTCACAAGTTCTCCACAAAATCCAAATCATGTACATCTTACAGAAGTTGGAACATCAGGAATTCTAACAACACCATACCTTCCAGTAGGTATATCAA